TTTACAATTATTCGGTTGTTACCGAAGAAGGGAGCTAGTAGAATGCTTAAATTTCTACAAAATCTTCTCACCACGCTTTCAGAAGGTGAGGTTGTCAGGCTGAAGTACTGGATCAAGGTTGAGGACGTTGGAGTTACCCACTATGTGGATGTGGTTGCCAACGTATTCGGAGCGAGGTTGAATGCCACTCTGAAGTACGATGGAGAAACCGTCCAAATGTTGGATGGCGACATAATTCTAGACCGTGTGATCCATGATGTGTGGAAGCATGTGATGGCCCAGCTGGATAGAGACGATGGTGTGAAGGTGAGCCGGGGCGAAGGCTTGTCCACTGTGGACGTAGAGAATACCCCGGAAGTACCGATCCCTACTGAGTTGGATGGCTTTATACCAGTGAATGGTGGGTACTGCGTAACTTGTGGTCGAGAGTTACCCAACCACGATTACGTAGCCAATCACATGATGGTTGGTCATTTCGTAAAGGTAAGGGATTATGAACCGTCAATGGCAGAGGAGGCGGCAAAGACAGCTCCGCTCTCACCTATTAGCCCAAATGTGGAAGAGGGAGTCGTTGGCGAAAGTGGAAACACGACCACTGCCTGCAGTGAACCGCAGTTTGATGTCGAGTCAACGGTTGAAAGAGAAAACTACTACGGATAATTCGTGGTGGTTAGAATGGTTATTGTTTATGGCAATCATAGGCATGGCCATTCTGATCTTTGTGATCGGTTATATGACTGGCAGTCTAGCTGCACAGTAGCAATGTGATTAGTAGGAGGAGAAATTGTGATCGTTGAACCGTTGGACCCCTTTCTCCAAGCCTTAGATCCGGAGGCAAGGAATCGGGTGGTTTCATCGATCAACTCGACCGCCCGGGGTAAGCCTCGTGACCTAGTTACCCCCCTGATTGGTAAACATGAGACTGACCCCGATAGCGTACGCGCTAAGTTTCGGGACGAGTTGCTTACCCGGGTAAAGTCGGGTCATGAATATATTGACAGCGCAGAGGACGACCAGGCCGAGAGGGTTGGAAAGTACTCGGTCCAACTGCCCTACCAGGACAGAAAGGAGCAAGTTCACTCTTACTTTCTGAAAAGGAGTAAAGTGATCAATCAGGAAGCCCTGAGCATTGCGTTCGAACGAATGTCGAAATTCATGCCTAGGAATCTGACACCTGTTTCGTTACTCACAGCCTTCCAAGGCATGCCGAAAGGAACTAATCTAGGGTACCCATTCTTCAGTAATGA